ACTTCTCCCGCACGCCTGCCGGGAGTGTTGTAACCTTGACCAATCCCGGGAGGATAACCGAGGTGTCCTCCCACTTGAGCTTTTCTTCACTCGTGTCCTCCCGGAACACTTTAATCTGGCCCTTGTTCTTGCCCAGCTTGTAGCGCTCATAGTTGTACTCAGTACCCTCTACTAGGTCGTGTACCGGGATTAGTGTACCCTCCTTTCCCTGTACCTTGTAGAAGTCTGCTTTGACGTATTGTACAGGGTCGTACGGCACACGGTGGCGATACTTTACTGGCCCACCATAGATAAGGGCAGACATGTGGTAGTCGCTGCCCCAGTTGAACTCTACGCCCTCTGGTAAGTCCTTAGGCAATAGCTCTTTCAACTGTTTCTGTAGGTTCGCAATCTCCGCTTCCTGCTCGGCAAGGTTAGCATGAGCCACTTCCTGATTAACGTACAGGCCGAAGAACTCGCAGTACGCAAACGCCAGTAATGAATCACAGCGTTCCCAGAACATCAGGGACATACCCTGCTCGTTCAACTTAGCCTGCTGACCATAGAAGCACAGCGCGGTGTTCTCAATATCCCCACTGAATCCAGTGGTTGCCTTAGTACCCGCTAAGTACTGGATGAGCAAGTCTTTGTCAATCTCGGATGTAAGAGCACCTTGCTCCCACATAATCTTGACGCCATCGACTTTGTGGTCACCACCGTACAGCACAGCCGTTTCATCCAAAGATGGGTACAGCATCTGCTGGTGTGATACTAGGTACTGGCCCAGTGCGGTACATGCTACACGCCCACCACGCTTAAGGAAATCCTCTAACGATTTACGGTAACGCGACAGGAACCATTTCAATTCAAACTGAGCATTGTGACATACCATCACGGTTAAGTGTGGGTCAGCCATCAAGGAGGTAAACCAATCATCACTATTGGATGTATCGGCATCGGTGAAGTACTTCCAATGCACCTCACCCACTTCCACAGTACCGTTATCATACACTGTATCTACTCGCCAACCCGGAGCTACTATATAGTTAGCTGGGTTGAACGGGGAGGCTACCTGTCCATACCACGGATGGTTCTCCGTCTCCAAGTCTGTATGCAGTATCTTATACATAGAATTCTCAATTATTAGGAATCACTATACATTGTCCCTTAGAGTGGTGGTCTATTAAACCTTAAACCCTTGGGCGTACTCTAAGTCCCTGAAATTCAAGAAGGTTGGGTGGCGCAGGGAACCCGTCTTGGTTTTCTCCATGTAGGAGATGTGGCAATACCGGCCCTCAAATGGATTAGCAAAGCAGGCCAGACCGCCACCACCCATACCATATGGTGAATAAATACCCACAGATTCTAGAGTTACCCGTTTCACTTCTGCGGTGAACTCATCCATCTTTGCCTTGGATATGTTCGTTGCATCGCATACCGTACCGTCCTCAAGCTCCACGGTGAAACCAACCACCTTGCCCTCATTCGCTAAGCCCGGTGTACCCCATACCAATCCGATGATTTTACCATCGGCTGTATCACTTGGCTTGAGCTTCCACCACCCGGCTACCTTACCGTTCTTCACACCGCTGAGTGGGTCTTTAATGACACCACCCTCATCACCCCATGTGCGGGTTAGCTCATAGAACTCACGGCACTCTTCAATGGTCTTAAGCACCTTGGCTGGTATGTATTCTACGAAAATGCTTGGGTATGGTACATCACGCATCTTCTGCACAAGGAACTTCTTCCGTTCAATGTACGGCGTAGCATCAGCCTCAATACCCTGCATGGCGCTGAACATTGTTGCATCCCATACGTAGAACTTGGTAATGAGGTGGTCAGGAATGGGCGTGAAGCGCCGTAGGTGCCCACTGGCTTCCTCAAATGGGATGCCCGGTATGACGACCTCACCATCAATGATGAAGCCCGCAGGAAGCGTCTCAAGCAGGCTCCTAAGGTATCGGCGACGGTCAACGAGAGAGCGAATCTCGATACCTTCTCGTGTCACTACCCGCACCTCACCCTCAATCAGGAAGGCGTGGAAACGGAACCCATCCTTCTTGGCCTCTCCTAAGACATACCCGCACCGGGTAATGACCTTGGTAATCTGTGATTCGTTCCAGTTGACGGGTCGGTGGCAATTCAACTGTACTAAACGTGGCTGCTTCGCCATACGGTATACCTTCATTATTAGGGATAGGGCGGGGTGCCCGAACTTGAGCCGCTAGGTCAGCGGCCCACTGGTACGTGTCATCAGGTGTTGGTCGGAGCATCATGGACTGCATCTCTCGGTGCGATAGGTACCGCCTTACTCAGGACGATGCTTTTTACTGTGCTGGATTGGTCACGAAACACAGTCAAGACGTTCGCTAGTGCTTGTAGGTCGGCTTGGTTGTTCGTATCAATCAAGATGCTGATTCCGTATGTCATTTAGGTGCCCTCTTAGTGCGTTGTTTACGTGGGGTCATGTGCTCTGCCTTGGCGGCTGCCAGTACCTCCAAGATAGGTGTTGGTTCATCCATGGGAGCAGTCAATGCTTCTGGTTGCTGCACGATAAATACAGGCTGTTCATTGTGGAATGTACGGCTATGTGCAAGCATCAAATCAGCCACCGCAAACGCACGCTTAATACGTTCTGCAAGTACAGCGTCCGTATCGTGCGGCCCTACTGGCGGCATGACGGCGGCGGCGAACATGTTCAGAGTGGTTACATCTTGCTCATTCATAATGAACCCTCCCCAGAGTGCGTCCCGATACGGTAGTCATAGGAGTGGCTGTAGTAACCGTTGTGGTCATTGCCCACCATAAGATAGCGAGGTGTACCGTCGTCGTGCTTCAATGTAAACACCATAACACCACCGCCTTCCCGCACAAACTTAGAATCATCCTCCAAGTAATGTGGGGCAATACTAATATCAAAGACACAATCTGCCAGTGTTCCCGCCGGGGTGCCTTCATTCCCCTGAGCATCTTTGAACACATCCCAAAAATGATCTTCACAACAACATGTAGTATCATCCCAACCAACAAAGTTATCTTTGTCATCAACAAAGTTCAAACGTGTTGATAACTTACCCGTATTTTTAACTACAATCATTATGCACCATCCGTAAAGGTACAGGTCGCCGCATCAAAGAACACTTGGCTTTGTACGTTGCTAGGTTTACCCATCATCTGCCGCTTGTTCTTCGGAGTACTGAACCCACGAACCTCGGCCATCTGGATATCGTTCAATGCACCCATCATTAGGATAACATCGGTTGCGCCTTGGATGCCTGTCTTAGAATCCTTAAGCGCGGAGTACGGTGGGAACAGTTGGTTGTCACCATCCGCTGAGATTTGCACTGTTGGGAAGGCTACGTGGTCCTGCCTTACGGCAATCTCTCGAACTTCCTGCCACATCTGTTCCAGTGCGTCGGTTTTGTTACCTCCTCCAGTATTAGGCATACGGAAGTTCGCCAGCATATCATAAACCACAACACAGGGATTCATCTCCTCAATTACTTGCTCAAGTTGGCCGAGCGTAGCGCCATGCATATCTTTCACACGGATACTCTCGCCGCACACTGCTTCCTGATACCGCTTAACAAGTTCCCCGGCATTACTCAACCGCACCATCTCAGCGAAATCTATGTGCAGTGCTGCCTGATAGATACGTGGAATAATGCGACGCCCGGAGCCTTCATTGTTCAGCCATAGGATTGGTCTACCACTCCAACCCAAGTCTTTAAGCTGCGGCGCGAAGTTCACCAGATTCGCCGCTAGGAGGCTCGTCTTGCCCTTATCGGGGCGACCTGCTATAGCTACTGTGTCTCCACCTAACAACCCGCCTACGGTCTCCCTGAGAGCGCTGGTGACCATCTTCAATCCACGGTCGCCCTCGAAGTCCTTGAGGATATCCTCAATGGGTGCGTCGATGTACGACATAGGGGAGCTGGCAGACATACTCTGCATGGACGTCTGCGTTAGACGTCGGGCCTCGTATGCAAATTCTATCTCCGCACCACTCTCGTACTGGTTCACTAGCGCTGCCATACGTCCTACACAGTCACGCTCAATCAACGTCTTGGTGATACCCTCAACCTCTTGTGGGTCTACAGGCTCATCCAGTTTATTAATGAGCATCTTCATCACTGCCAACTGTTCCGACGTGGCGGTTGCCCCGGCCCGGAGGATGAACAGTGAGCGCAAGGCATCCGTCTCTACCTTATCCTTTTCAGGGAAGGCTTCGAAGTACGCCTTGTACCATGCGAGTAATGAAACAGTCTCCTGCCCCATCAGGTCATCAGGTACAGCACCACGGAGCTGGCGGAACTTATTCTTATCTTTCAGTACAGCCAGTACAATCTTGTCCACTATTGCTCCTTGTTCGGGTCTGGTAACTGCTTGCACAACCACTTGGCCGCCTCTGTAGCCCACTCACCTACACGGCCTATTGCAAACAAGGGTGCAATCAACACAAAACGCAGAACAAACCAATGTATGTGCCAACGTTTAAAGAACTGCTTGAAGCTTTTCATACAATGCCTCCAGTGTCATATTCTTTGGGTCACCATGCTCCGGGCGCAGGTCATTGAACCTACCACCGAACACAGCAAGGCGTCGTTTCATACTGGTAGAGCCAACGCTACCAGCAGTATCACCATCGTACATACAAATAATGTCACGCCCCATTACCATAGGGAGTAGAGAAGGCACCAACGTAGTTCCCAAGGTGGCGAGGACGCTTACCGAGCTTTCTGGCGCATAGTGTTGAATCGCCGCTGCCACCTTGTAGGAACTCAACGCATCTTCCACAAGTACCATTGGCCCGGCATCCCGGTATCTCGTCCACCACGCTTTCGGCTTGTTCCACCAATCGCCGTACTGCAACCACTTCGGTGACTGCCAAGCACTCAACGCTCTGCCTAAGGCTTGCAATCCCTGCCGCAGTAATATCCTGTTCGCACTTTGGCTGTACCATATATGCTCCTCCGGTACTACACCGGGTGGGCAACCCTTTTGAATCAGGAGTTGCCATATTTGTTTTTGTAGGTACGGGCTTGCTTGTGATATATGCAAAGCATCCGCAGGTACAGACTGCACGCGACTCTCGTCCACGCGCACCTGATTCAGTTGCTGGTGCTGCTTCGGCACCCATCCAGAGAGGTGACAGCGGTGGCAGTACGCCGACCACGAGTCACCGTTATTGTACACATCCATAGCTGCGGATGCTTCAAACCCATGCCGCACACGGCGCTTCTGCCCGACGTGTAGCGCCTTAGCTTGCGGCAACCAATCCTCGGGCGGAAGCCTATCAGCCATTATAAATATGACCTCCAACGATACCACATAGACCGCCCCAAGCTATGGCAGGGAGTAAGGCATACGGCCCTAGCAGATAACACAGTAGTGATGCGCCGCTTATCACGCAGGCACATCACTAGGAATATTAGTAATCCTCTCATCCCTGTTTCTCCTTACGCTTAATGTCCATAGCCATACGGCGTAGGTCGTGGCAGAGTTGGAGGGCATCATCTGCATCAAGCAGTGTAGCTACTAGGTGACCCTTAAACCCGATATAGACACGACCACCACCAGCAGATTGCTTGACAGTTAAAGTATTCATATCTGTCGCTACATTATACGTTACACTAGTTGGTGCGGGCGGTAGTCTGGTATCTGGTACTACTTCAAGATTAGCCACATCATGACGAGATTGAGGGTACTCTACTAACTTTACTGTATTACACACCACTTCTGCCACAGTAGCCTTATCACCCACTCGCATTCCTGCATGGTAAGAGTGAGTGCGCACAACTACATCACCAACATTAAATTTACTCATAGATAGTAATCTCCTGATTGAAGTTCGTCTAAGATATCCAGTACATCCTTAGGAAGCACTGCGTGGTACTGTTCAATTGCATTCTGAATACGTTCACCCATATCTTCACTGGGTGTATCCCGCTCCTTCCACCATTTGTTCCAGTTACCGCCCCATCCGGCATCATCCTCGACAGGGATACGTACTATAGGTAGTTCCTCCCAGTTCAGACTGACCACGGCATCACGCAACCGTATCAGATGGTTAATGTCAAGGCGCTCCTGCCGTGTATGCTCATCATAATAACCCACAGACACATTCGTACATTCAGATACTACCCCAGCAAACTCCTTCGAATCGGTGTACAAGCCACCATCATCCGGGCGGTAGTTAAGCTGGTTGTCCTGTATGTTCAACGCACCTGATAGTGCTAGGGCAAATGTATCGGAGCAAGTCCTGTAACCGCCTTGGTGGGTAATAATATCCCGTGTACCACGGCGGTCGAACGATACACACATGGTTGCTGATAGCTGTGGATGCTGTTCAATGAAATGGCTAGAACCAAGCCCACCACATTCCTCACCAAGGAAGAATGCGTAGTTCCCCGGCACCCCTGCCTGAATCATCTCAAGCAGCAAGTACACACCCGCAGCATCATCCGCACCCAGCACAGCAGGTTTTCCATCTGCATCATCTGCAACTAAGCACCCGGTGTCTTGAATGTACACCGGGGTGAGCACGCCATCCTCACGGTGTACGGTATCAAGATGAGCAGTGAACCAGCGACCATCTGCTGCTCCTTGGCGGTAGAACACGTTCCCAAATGTATCTGACTCAGTGTGTCCTTGCACATCTAGTTTAGCGAGTGCTTGCAGCACAATCTGACGGGCAACCTGTTCACCTGTGCCGCCGTGTGGGCGCTTCAATCGAAGCAGTGCGAGTAGTGTATTAGGCAGCTTCACAGTCTTGTTCCTCTGGTTCAATGTCGTTCTCCGCATCGTATTCGCGCTCATGAACCCAGCTACCATTCTTGAGTTGGACGCACACGTCCTTACACCATACTTCATCGTTAAGAGTTGTAACTGGGCTATGCGATGAATCCCACCAGCAATCGTCGTGGTCAATCCAGCAGTCAGCATCCGTTAATGACGCTTCATCACGTACAAAGCACGGGTACTCGCCGTTGTATTCAATGGTCTGCATGTCCCAGTCCATCCAGCGCTCACCGGTTATAACATCCAGTGAGGTATCCCCTGCTACATAGTCATCGTGTATGTAGCCGCCGGGGCCGGTAAGTTCCGTGGCATCGGCTAATGGGATACGGCGCCCCAAGTACTCGCAGTACACATAATCCTCATCGCCTTCAAAACCGTGGTAACGGTAG